GGAAAGTCGTGGCAAGAGAAGATGATTAAGTGCAATGAGTGCAACTGTTGCAAGAGTCACAAGTGCCTAAGACCGTGTTATGTGTTGCCTAGTGTTTATGAGTATGATGCTATTGATGTATTAGATGCAGAGAATCATAGGTTCGGGGTCTGTAGATGCAAGTGTCGGTTTTTGGCGCGGCGAATGTGTGAAGAGGCTAATTCTAAAATTATGCGTGCTTCACCTGAACCAAGTGAATTGCCAATGCCGCCACAAAAGTGGTTGAAAAAACAACCACATTATGACATAAGCCTTCTGGATTGGGCAACAGAACAAGCACTCGAAGTCCATTGGAAAAACCAAGTCAAAGCATGCCAATATGCTATCTTCCATATATGCTGAATATTTGGCTAGTGTTTGTATTGCATGAAAGTCTGTATTGCGTGTTTTTTTTTATAAATAAAAATTACATGCCTAATTTAAGCTGTGATTAAGCAACAACAGCTTATTATAAGTTATTGATTTTTGCGATGTCTTACAGATTTTTTGCGATGTCTTGCAGATTTTCTGCGATGTCTTGTAGATTTTCTGCGATGTCTACGTTTTGTTTTGTTGCCTCCATCAGTATCCGTAACCGTCTGCGTTCCGATTCTTATAGATGCTGGATAGTGCACTATACCATCCTCAGTCGCCCAAACTAGCACGCGGCCTTTGTCGGTCTCAACCGAGCATTTGCCATCTCCAAGCAAACAACGCATAACACTTGCTCCTAATTTCTGTAAAAGATTCATGTCTTTGGGATTCAGTTGATAGTCTTTTATATAGTTTTTCCTTTTCGTTTGTATGCTTGCTTTATAAGTTTCCCACGCTTCATCGCCGGCTCTACGAGCATCATCGCGTTCCTTATACGTCTCGTCCTCAGAGTAGGGTTTACCATCCGTAAACCTAAGCTCTGGATCCCTAAGTTTTTTCATTTTCTTGTCATGATCTTCTTGCCTGCGTTTGTCTGCATCTTCTCGCCTGCGTTTGCGTTCATCTTCATCTTCATCTTCATCTGAATCATGCCAAGCTTCTCCTCTTGTTCTCACTAATCTCGCTCTCACTAAACTCTCATCCTTATCCATTATTATAGATTTATATATTATATATAAATAAAATTATTTGCTAAATAATATTATTTGCTAAATAAAATTATTTAGTAAATAAAATTATTTGCTAAATAATATTATTTGCTAAATAAAATTATTTGCTAAATAATATTATTTTTAGAGAGATTATAGTGTAGTTGTAATTATATTATAATATAATGTAATATATATGTCAAAACGGTTTCTTATATTGTGTCAACGAAAATCTAGCACGCTTGCTAATGACAAAGATGATGTTGAACAAACAGTAGATGCTATTAATACTTATGTGAAAGCAAATTTTAGAGAACATGTAGATATTGAGTATTTAACTACGCATGAACTGCATCCAGATAAAAGAGTTAATATATCTAATTATTCTGCCGACCACAAATTTGCGCTTACTAATAATAGTGAAGCAAATCAATTTTTAGAAAATAACGCAGGAATCTATGATGGTATTATTCTTAATACTTGTGCAGTCAACTACATGAATTATGAAATGATAGCTAAACTATTAAAATCTGGTGGTTTTTTATTAATAAAAACATTTGCTCCAGAAGATACAGATGGCGAAAAAAATCTAAAAAAAATAGCATTTTTACCTATTACTTTGAATAACATAAAACGCTTTTTTACACAGCAAAATGACTATGGAAGTCATTATTATATAAAGAAAGAGCAAGCTGGAAAAAAAAACAAAAAACAAAAAACAAAAAATAAAAACACAAAAAATAAAATTAAAATGAGAAACATTAAACGCATAAGAGCTATGAAGACAATAAAAAGACGTAGTTAAAATAATTTTTTCATAAATAAAATTGCATAAATAAAATTGCATAAATAAAATTGCATAAATAAAATTGCATAAATAAAATTGCATAAATAAAAATTGAATTGCGTCTTTAAATGTTCTTATTTTAAACAAGAATAAAAACACCGCTTATTATGAACATTACTTCTCCTAGCGTATTAGTAAATTCATTTTTCCCACCACAAAATGATAAAAATAATAATGCTAGTGTTGTTATAACAATGGACGTATTTTATATTGGAACAATTATTGGGCTAATTGGAGCGTTACTAGTTGCTCTTATTAGAACTCACTATTTATGTCATAAAAGACAAATAAGGTTGAGCAAAGCTAATATAGTCTTTGAAAATCATACTAAGGTTCATGATATAGTAAAGACTAACATCGAGTTAAGTGCATAATACTTAAAGCTACAAATTTTATTTTTAAGTATTATATTTTTTTAAGAGAGATTATAATATATTATAATTACAATATGTCTAAAAGAGTTCTTGTATTATGTCAACGTAAAGTTAGTAAACTTACAGAAGATAGAGAGAACGTTGAAAATGTAGTATCACATATTGATGACTATATAGCATTAAATACTCCTGTTCGCGCTCCCGTCGGCACTCCTAAAGACATTCGTGTAACAGTTGAATATTTAACGTATCATCACGGAGAGAGACGACATGAAGAGAAACAGGGTACTGAGACACCTCCTGCTTATGCCGACCATATATTTCTTCTCTCTCGAACTAATCAATATAGTTCTGATTCTATATTTATAGAAAAGAAATTACTTTTAGAAAAATTTATTGAAGAACATAACAACACTTATGATGTTATTATTTTAAATACTTGCCCACTACCATTATTAGACTATAAAATAATACATCAAGTATTAAAATCAGATGGTGTTTTAGTAGTAAAACTTTTTGGCAATCCAGAAAGCTCACCAAGTAAAGATAGTGACCCCTCTGTAGCAATGACTATTATAAAAAATATACCATCACACCTATTTACAAAACTAGACGGCCAGTTTTCTGGGCATTATACTTACAAAAAAATAGAAACACAAGCACTAGGAAGAAAGTTGAAAACTACAAAAAGAAAAAGACAAAAAAATAAACGAGTTAGTAGGAGACAAAACATAAAAACAAGAAGAAAACAAAGAAAGCAAAGAAGCAAAAGAAAGTAAATTTAAAAATTATAAAAGCCACAAATTGTATTTATGGTATCTCCAATAATCTATGTATACTAGTTAAGTTATTAAACAATTTCATTTGACAAGCAGACACATTTTTTGACAATTTTTTTCCAAAACTATTTACATTTAATAGGCACAATACTAATTTATGAAATTCTTCTGTAAAGTTCAAATTATAATTTTTAAATATTTTACAAAAGCCCGCTATTAGTGTTGGGTTTATTTCATTATGTACACACAATTCAATAGTGTCACAAATTTCTTTTTTTAATGCTTCTTTAGTTAATTGAGGCATAGCGTTAAATCTCTCCTTTTCTTCAATAACATTGTGCAAAACTGTAAAAAGTTGGCTATAATCTTTATTTATTAAGACTTCATTCAAGAAAATATAGTACGCATTTTGATTTAACTTATTTGGAAAACACGTAAGTCCAAAATCTATAATCCCCATTTGATATTTAGGTGTGTAATTGTTAACACATTCATTTATATAAAAAAACACATTTCCACAATGTAAGTCGCAATGAATAGCTGAATAATGTAAAATACCCAATATTCCAAATTTTATATATATATAAGCAAATTCTTCTTTTAGAGCATCGTCCATAGTTTCAAGCGTTTTAAGAGTTAGTCCTTTTATATTTTCCATTACTAAAACTTCATTATAGCGTTGAGTAATATTTTTATAGACCTTAGGAAATCTGTATTCTTTATTATTTTTGTATTTTTCCGCAAATCTCTCTAGCGCATATGCTTCTTTCATAAAATCTATTTGTTGAAGCATTAATTCTTTATTGTCTAATACTAATTTGGTTATATTAAAAGAATTAATAAACGGAATAAGCTTACACACATACGATATATATGTTAAGTCATCAAATAAATCTCTCAACTCATTAATTATATTGCGTTTTAACATTTTAACAACAACCTTTGTATTAGAGCTATCATAACCATCAAATACTAATCCAACTATTCCACTGTTTATAGGTATTGCGCTTAGCACACTAATTTTATAAGTTTCGTGTAAATCACTTAACAATTTATAGTCAATACAATCACTAGTATATGGAACATTATCACAATAGTTAATTAAATAATCCTTTTCATCATCATATAATAAATCTTCATTTAAAGCTAATGATTGAAATATTTTAATATATACGCCATTTAGTTTTTCCAATTTAGTGCATAATGCTTTTATTAGACTCAATCTAGATTGAGGTTGCTGTTTAAATAAATAAACAGTTAGCATTTTATTAGCATAAAAGTGTGTAAGTGTATATGTTAATACACTTACTAATTTTATAATGCGATAGCAAACACTAATATGTTTGCTATAGTTTTTTAAAAAACTATACATATTAAATATACTTAAGTTATATTTTTATATTTTTATATTTTTATATTTTTATATTTTTATATTTTTATATTTTTATATATTTTTATATATTTTTTATAATTTAAAATATATAAAAACTTATTTAATGCTTAATGTAAATAAAAACTAGCTTACACTAATAAAATAATTTTTAAGATTATAAAACATCTTTTTAAACATTAATCCAACTAGATTTTCCATATATAGCGGCAAATCATCATCAACAATAACTTGAAAATCTATATTAAATTTAACGCTTGAAACATCATTGCTATCATTATAAACATTTATTTGGGTTTTGCCATAATTATATATTAGCGCTTCATAATTAGAATTTATTAAATTAAGTTGTTTTAAATAGTCTTCTTTTAATTGCTCACATATTAATTTTACATCTTTATTATAAAAGGTTAATGAATTGTTTAGCTTATTCACTATTTTAGTGCTTCTAAATAACATATATTTTTGTTTTATTCCAATTTCTTTGGCAATATGATTTATTAATATACATATAATCGCTTCATTATCTGTTTCATTGAATACAACAATTTTTTCTATTAGCTCTTTATTTTGCGCTTCTAATAAATCATATATTTCAAAACCAGTCAGACTAGCAAGATTTGAATTTGTATTTGGAATCTGAATAGTAAATGCTAAATTATAGCTTCGCGTGTTAAAGTTAAAGCTTTTAATTTCAGACAATAACATGTCTCCTTTAGCACATATTAGCTTCGGTTGAAACCTATTTTCTTCACAATAACTCATAATAAATATAATAAACAGTTAGTATTTAAATAGTTACTTTTTATAGTTTCAAAATAATATATTACTCCAGCAACAATAAATAAATTTAAAAATAATCCGTGATTATATTCATTTACAGTAATTTTTAAAGAATTATTATATAATTTAAAACCACTATTGTAATTTATAGCAAAAAATAGTAAAATTAATAAATATCCTACTATATATGAATATTTTGTAATTATAGAATTTTTGATAAAATTTTTAACATAATATAATGCTAAAAATCCAAAAAACATATGCCATAGTATAGTAAAAACAGCCATAAATGGAAAAAAACTTGTTTCATCGCAAGGAACATAGTTTTTCCATAAATTAAAAATAGAATTGTTGTATTTTTCATTAAACTCGCGACATGCTAATACATGAAATTTTAATAATAGCCCATAAGAACCTAAAAACAAGATAGAAATAAATGTTCCAAAAGAAACATATATTAATATATCATAACATTTACAGAATAAAGAAAGTATGAGTGTTGCTACTAATAATGTAGTTGCTTGAAAACATAAAAATTTATGTAGTTTTATAATTTTTTGAAGCAATGTTCTTTTTGGTTTTAAGTCACTGCGCTTTAAGTCATTTTCATTTATAGTTTGTTCCTTTAAGTCATTTTCATTTATAGCTTGTTGCGCCTTTAAGTCATTTTCATTTATAGCTTGTTGCGCCTTTAAGTCATTTTCATTTATATTATAAGAAACATCGTTGTTAGTCATTAGCAAATAAATAAAGTATTATGTTAAAATAGTAATATAATTTTAACATAAAACACGCAACAAATAATTAATTTTTATAATAATATAATTTGCTTAATATTTTTAATCCAATAAAAGAATCAATAATATCATTTGTATTAAACTCTTTATTAAAAAAGGGTTCTTTAAATACTTTATATTCAAAATAATGTAAAAACTTCTTCTCTCCTCGCAACTGAATAATATTTGTATAATAATTTATTAATTCAAATAGTTTAGATTTCAAAAACAAACTATAGCTGCTAAGCTTATGTGATACAATTCTATTTAAACTGGTTTTTTCATCGCTGTAAAATAAATTCTCTTTTGCTCTATATTTATTATAATTCATAAAATTGTGATGTATTAAATCAATATGACTATATATTTTAGACTTCAATGTTTTTTTTATTGCTTTTTTCGATATTAAGTATGCTGCTGCACTTATTGAACATATATGTGTACTATACGTATCTATTGTTGGCATAATACCATCGCTATGAAGCTGAATAATTTCCCAATTAGCATCCAAAATTTGTATGTCATATAGTGTTTTATTAAGGCGTTCATAAAACTCGACTTTTTCATATAAAGGAAAAACATCGTCTTCCATTATTAGAAAATAATTTTCACAGTTTTCTTGTTTATGTGTTTTGCGGTTCTTTATATAGTTTTTATATATATATTTGCAACACATTATATGGCTTAAAGCACATCCAATTACAGATTTTGGTGTGTAATTTAATGCAAATTTGGATACATATTTTTTATAACTGCTTTTGAAATGCTCGTCTTTTAACGCATTTACTCCACTAAATCTCTCATTAACTATTCCCAACTTTAATAACTCTATTGCTTGTTTATTATAATTAATTTTATAATCATCTAAATTTATGGTAAATGATTTTAAATTTGAATAATCATATTTTATTAAATAATGTGGACTATTATAGTTAGTCATAAGTTAATAATATTAATTTAATATTTTTATATGAATATTAAATTAATAGTTTATTGTTTATAGTTTATAGTTCATAGTTCATAGTTCATAGTTCATAGTTCATAGTTTATAGTTCATAGTTTATAGTTCATAGTTTATATGTCCAAGCTTACAATATTTCTATCGCTTTTTTGTTTCCGTTTTGATTTTGTCGGTATTCTTGCATTAGTTAAATCTTTAAGGTCATCAATACTAATTGTGCTTGCCTCATTATAATTAAATTCATTATTATTTGCAGTGTTCGCATTAGTATCTAATGATTTGGTCTTTAGACCGCTTAATAAAGACGAAATGTTTTGATTTTGAGGCATGGCTAGACTAGGACCTCTCATTTCTGGACGTGTTATTCTCTCTTGTTCATATGGACTTGCTTCATTGTTTGTCACTTCAAGTCCACGTGCGGAAGTTATATCGGGACGATTTAATATATTAGGCATTCGTTGGCTACGGTCGGGTAATTTGGTTTCAACAGACATTGGTGGTGGTCCTGAATTTACATTTGGTGGCATAGTACTTCCAAATCCAGGAGTAAAGCCATTATTTTTATTATTCATTGAACCATTATTTCCGGCAAAAAGCCCATTCATAAAACCACCAAATCCGGGATTTGTTTGTCCCATAGTATTAACTGCAGCTTGTGTAAACTGTTTCATTAGTTCTGGATTTTGTCTCATAATATCATCCATTCCTGGCATTGAAGATTTAAATAATGTATTGGACATATGAACCATCATGGCAGAACCACCTAATTGGAACAATAATTTTAATTCAGGAGACATTTTCGCCTTAGACTTATATTTTTCATGTAATTCGGCAAAAATATCATCATAATCATCTATATTTTCATTTATTTGCTCACCCCATCCATCTAATTTTATATCAAATGGGTCAAATTTGTTATTTAAAAATTCTAGTCCTGTTATACAAGCCATCATCATTTTACCTTGAAACTTAATAGCATTTGATTTCTCTTTTTCGGCAATAATTGTTTCATATTCTCCAATCATTTCATCCAAATTAGAATCCATGTTATAACGCTTAGACAAGTTTATTCCTTTTTTCTCTAACTCATCTAACTTGCGCATATATTTGAATTTTTCACGCAACTCTTCTTCTTTTGTTAATTGCGGTTTTTCTTGGGCTTTGTCTAAATTTATTGGTATGTTGTTAAATTTACCAAATCCATCCCATGTTTTTGTTTCATTCATATTTGCAGTTGATTTGCCTAAATTATTTGTTTCATTATCATTTGAATCATTATTTCTTGTAATAGGCTTAATATTTTCACCATCTACTTTGTTTGAACCAAAAATGTCACCAAATATTGATTTTTTGGTTGAACTGCTTTGTCCATATTTTATTTCCTTTTTACTATCATTGTCTTGAAATTCTACTTTTTCTGGCGCTTTTGTTTCATTTATAGTGTCTGCTAAATTATTTAATTCACTTTCTAAATTTGTAATGTCTTCAATATCAATTGATGAACTTGCTTTTTTTTCATTTTTATTTTTAACATTCATTAATAGTTCTATGCCTCCACCAAAATTTGAAGTCGGTTTTTTTGAGATTATGTCATCATTAGTATCAATTGTGTCGTTAAATTTAAAATCTGGTATACTAAAGCTATCAATATTTAAAATTTCTGGCTCTATTTCAATAATTTCCATTACTCCTATTATGAATTAAATAGAAGTTTAATTTTTAAATCCTCCGCAAACATAATTAATATATTGTTATAATAATTAATATAACAATTGATTAAACAATTGATTTAACAATTGATAAAATAATAAGCTTGTAAAAAGCAGTCAGCTAAATCGTCTTTTTTTAAATGACTACTAAAAAAAGCAAGTTCATTATTCATATTATTTTTTTTCAATACTTCTTTTGTATAAAAAATACTTAATTTTTTTCTCTGTGCATAGCTAATTTTATTAACACCATTAATAGGGCTAATAATAGGACTAGTATTAGGACTAGTATTAGGACTAGTATTAGGACTAATATTAGGACTAGTATTAGGACTAGTAACACAATTACTAGTAAGTGTATTATTTTTCATAAATAATTTTAATTTATTAATTGCGGAAATAAAGTATATATTATAATTATTATAATTTATAAAATATTGTGCTATCATACCTTGAATAGTTTTCATCCTATTTGCTAAAGGACTTATTTGATTTTCCAATATTATTTTATCCAATTCCAATATATTATAGTCTTTAAATAATTCATTTAACCGATCTTTAATATTAATTCCAATATGTACCAAATTTATAGTATTTGCACTAATGTTTTCAACTGCTTCTAAACAATGACTATTTAAATAGTCTTCTAATAGCACAATTAACGTGGGTTTTTTTATAGACTTATCAAAGACCAACTTATATTCATCTGCTAATAATATGAGCTTTTTAAGCGATTGTTTATGTAAAGTTTTAATATTACACATAGGAATACTATAGTTTGTTTTTTTTGCATGAATTTTACAATAATAATTTGAATTTTTAAAAAAAGCTGCTTTCTTTTTACATAAATGTTGGCAGCAATCGTTTGTGTTAGTACATAAATTTATAACATCCCACTTTACTATTTTAAAATCATTACTATTTGTTTCAATTATTATAAATGCTAAATTCTTTATACCAATATCAATACTTAATAGTTTCATAATTATATAATACTTGTTTAAATAAGTATTATATAGTTATTTGTAAAGTTATTACTAACTATTTAACGTAACGCACCTAAACATATGGAATAATGTATTCTTGAAATATAGTATAAAATCATATTACTTAAAAAAGACATAAAATATGCACCCATTGCATATTGCGTATTCTTTTTAAACAAACCTATAATAAAACCAACAAGAGCAGCAGTAGCAAAAAACAAACTTATTAAACCAAGGTAATAAAATAACATACAATGATCGCGGCTTAAAGGAGACATCAGACTATCAAAAAAATTCATATTTTTATATTATAGTAATATAATAAAAATATAATAAATTATAATAAAATTATAATAAATTATAATAAAATTATAATAAATATTTAATATTATAATTTTTATTAAATAACATTAAATTTTTATTAAATAACATTAAATAACATTAAATAACATTAAATAACATTAAATTTTATTTGTTTTCACCAATAATATATTTTGTTACATGTTTTTGCGCATCTAATTGTTGGCGTGCTAAATATATATTCTTTAAATTACTAGTTTCATAACCATACGGTTGATCGCGTGACAATGTAGATTCAAAAACATATGGAGTTTTACTAGTCGCATTATTTGAACTTGTACTATTATAATATGGACATACACGGCATTCATTACATGCAATTAACTGATTATTTTTAATAATTGCATCACTATTTATTTGTAAATATTTTCTATAATCACTATTTGTCTTTATATTGTTTCTATGTTTTAAAACATTGTCATTTAAAACTGATGAATTATAATCGCTAAACAATCTTGAATCGTCCATTAATGGTGGATAATTAAAATGAATATTATTAGAACCACTATAACAAGTTCCCCAACTCATAAAATTAATATTATATAATTATAATATTAATTTTTATAACATTGTTCTAAATAAACATTCTTTAAATATATATTATTCTAAATAAATACTATTCTAAATAAATACTATTCTAAATAAATACTATTCTAAATAAATACTATTCTAAATAAACATTCTTTAAAATAAATTTTTATTTATTGTTCCTGGTAGTTTATGACCAAATAAAATCATATATATTAAACTTAGCGCTGCTAATACTAAGCTTCTATTTTCTGCTACAACATGCCTCTGGTTAAGACCATAAATCATTATTACATATAACACTAAACCAATAATTATTGAATGCAACAACATCATTCTACCACTTTCCATTTGTATATATATTAATTTTATAAAAGTTATTTTTGCAATAATTTTACTAAATCATTTTTTTTCAATTTTTGTGCTGACTCATTATCTAAAATGTTTTTCGTAACAACTAGTGTTCTTAAATCATCTATTCTCATTTTACTATAATTCTTTTTTTCTACTTTTTGCGTAGTCTCTAAATTATTTTCTAAAGTAATTACTCTGGAATTTATTTCTAAATCTTCGTTAAAAGTATTTAACATAATTGGTAAATTTTTAATAAATATATCTTCATCCGAATTAATAGTATTTTCTACCAGTTCTATGGGCTCTTTAGTTTGACCTGTGCTAATGGTTTCAAAAAAATCGTTATTGAGTATAATGGTTTCTTTAATATCAAATGTGTTGCATTTTTCTGTAGAGTCTTCATCTTCATCTTCGTCTTCATCTTCATCTTCGTCTTCGTCTTCATCTTCGTCTTCATCTTCGTCATCATCTTCGTCTTCATCTTCGTCATCATCTTCGTCTTCATCTTCATCTTCGTCTTCGTCATCAGAAACTGGTATTTTATTTTCTATATTTATTTTTTTTATTGCCGTTTCATTATTTATGCAAGTTTCATAGCCACAAGTTCCATAGCTAGTTTCACATTTATTAAGTAAGCATAAACTACTCATTTGAACATTATAATTTGCTATAAAATTTTGCAATATTTTACCGTGTTCTATTATACTTCTTTCTAATAAATTAAGACGACGATAACAATATAACATTATAGAACCCCCTATTAATAATAGTAATCCAAATGTTAGTAAAAAACCAGAATCTATAAATTTAAATAATTGTAACATTTATATTATTATTTAATTATATTATTTTAAGTATTGTTTAACGAATTAATATTATTTAATTTCTAGTATTTAATTTCTAGCATTTAATTCATAGTATTTAATTCATAGCATTTAATTCATAGCATTTACTATATTTTCAGGAAACGCCAAGTCTTTAAGTACTTTTTGTGCACCTTTTACTTTTGATATTCCTTTTTTCATTTTATATGTATATACAAAATCATTGTTCTTTTTTACAACATTCATGCAATAACAGTTATTTTGCTTATCTAATTTTTTACATAATTTTGTATAATGTGTTGTTAAAATATAATCAACATTGCTAAATTTATTTAAATAACTTAAGTAACTAAACGATGAACTTAAAGCTTCCACTGGATTAGTTCCACTATATAGTTCATCAAATACACAAAAGTGTGTTTGTTCTTTATTGTTTTCAACGTTATCTAATATACTTTTACATTGTCTTGCCTCCGCTTGATATAAACTATCACGACCACCTGTATCAGGAATATTTATATAACAATGTATATGGTCGTATAATTTAACTTGTGCATTATCAAAAAAACCACAACCAATTTGCTGGCATAATATAATATTAAATAAGCTAGATTTTAATATGGTTGTTTTACCAGAAGCATTTGGTCCTGTAAGTATCAAATTTTTATCTAAACAATAAGAATTTTTAACTATTGTACTATTTGCACTATTTGCACTGTTTTCACTATTTGCACTATACTGAATAGTATTTAAATTAGCATAATATGCGTTTGTAAATGATGTTGGAATACTATTAGACTCATTATAAGAACAAAAATTTATGATATTTTTATTTTTAAACTCTTGCAATGTTTCAATATTTTTAATATAGCCATTAAAACCAAATGAAAAATACAAGCTTTTTATAAAACAAGTATTTTTATTTAAATAATAAAAGCATTTCATTAACTGTCCCAGCTCGGTAAGTTTATGAAGAGTTAATTTATAAGGGTGTAACTTTACTAGTTCATTGTAATAATCAGTAAAAATTGCGCTATTTTTTCGTAGCTCTTCATTAAACAAATTATATGATTTTAAATGTTGTGAATAATTCAAAAAATTATTATATTTATTTAAAGCATTACTTATATAGTCTTTCAACTCTAATAATGTATTATTAATATATTTAATATTTGTAAAATATTTTATACAGCTTGTAACATTCAAATACATTTGAAAAATATAAAATCCAAAACTAAATAATAAATAAAGTTTGTTACTTATTGAAGTATCACTAAATGAATTAAATAGTTGGCCAATAATATGATTCGAAAATACCTCTTTTAAATGCTGAAAATATAACTTAAAGGTTATATTATAACCTTGCAGTTTGATTATAAAAAATGGCAATAATAAAAATATAATTGGAATTAATAAAGAAAATATTGGACTAGAGAGATTGTATATGCTTAAGCATTGAAGCAAAACACTATTATTGTTGTATTTATCCAACAATGGTATATCAATATATTGATAATTATTCACAAAGCCATTATCATAAATAATTGTTTTACAATTTGCATATAATTGTTCTTCTTTTGTTATAGTATTAAGATTTGCGTCAACACTATTACTATTAATTACATCAGTCGCAAAATTTACTTTTTTTATTGATTTATAATTTGTTAACAAGTCTTGACTTTCTAATAAAAATTCTTTATTATTTGTATAATAATTTGACCATCTATTCAAAATATTCTTTTCAAATACATTTGTTGGGTCAAATACATGATAATATAGATTGTAAACACAAGACATATTATCCACTAATGTATCATTAGTGGTAGTATCGTCTTTTGTTATTTTCAATTCTAAATCACTAATAATATTAGCATTTAACAATTTTTTTTTTGAATCTTCTAAATATTCAATTGGTAACTTAAAGCAATCATTATAATCATTTGTGTTATTCTTTTGTTGCTCATCATAAAAACTCAAAATAGTTGTTAGTACATTCATAGGCCTTATTAATAATAGTATTAGACTTTATATATATTAATAAAACGAAAATAATTAAAAGAATAAATATAATAGTTATATTATTACTATAACAATGATTGTTTACACTACTTCATTTATTAATGAATATTATCAAGGTTTAGAAAATAAAACTTTGAATTCACAATTATTAGATTGTTTAAATGTAATAATAACAACAATTAATAATGATATTTCATTGAATATTATTGATAATGATAATGATTTGAGATTTAAAAAAAACAAATTAAAATCTAAATCAGGTGATAATTATTATCAATCTAATAATCGTAGTAATAGCTATAGCAATAGCAATAGCCATACCAATAGCCATACCAATAGCACTAGCAATAATCATAGTACTCTTAAAAGAAAAGAAGAAGTAAAAACAAAAATAGAAGAAATTAAGAGCACAATTAAAAGTATATTAAATAAATTGTCACCATCTAATTATATTAAATTAGAACAAGATTTTCTAATGATGTATTCAGAATTACTAACTAATTGTATAGAAAGTAATAATAACGAAACAATTGATTATATAGATAATTATATTATAAATTACATATGTTATAATAACATAACTTATAGTACTATTTATGTTAATATACTATTTTCATTATTCAATATGTATTGTAATAAAAATTATAAAATAGAAACACTATTATTATATAATTTATTACAAAAACACTATAATGACTTCATTATTTTTGATAATATTATTAAATGTAGTAGTCTTGATGACAATGATGAATTTGTTATAAATAAGAATAATGATAAATATAAGTGCTTCATTATTTTTATAATAAATTTTTATAAAAAAATTTATTTTAATTCGTTAGAATTAAAATCACATGATACACGCAGAATAGAGTTTTACGAACACTCATTTTCAAATATTAGCTCATTGACATCATTATTTATACTTTTTAATAAGTTTTTTATCAAAAATTTGGAATTAGAAAACAACAAAACTTATTGCGAAACCATACAAGAATTTTTAATAATATTTTACACTGAATTATTTAAAGACAGTAAATTTATTAAAATAGTTGATTGTGATTGCAAACTATTAGATGATATAAAACTATTATTATTAAACAATAGTGAGTATCCTAGCTTTACAAATAAAATAAAATTTAAATTAATGAATATTCGTGACAAATACGAAGTCCTTTCTAACTCTTAATTTTTAACTCTTACTATATATTTAAATAGGTAATGTTTTGTTGTATTATTGTCTTTTAATTTTTAATTTAAACTATAATTATAGTTTAAATATTCCTTATAAAATTATTATAATATATTATATAATGATAAAATCTATTATTAATAACACTATTCAATATGAAGAAACAAAGGCTATTGCTACTAATGATATACAATATGAATCTTGTGTTTATTCGGCAAAAATATATAATAAAACTATACAATTTGTTTTAGGATTACCACAATTTGAATACAAAAGCAAAAACATTGTATATTTTAATATTTATTTAGCAAATAATGGATTTGTAGTATCTAAAATTGGTGTTTACGAAACGTACAATAGCTCATATTCTTCATTATTAGATGATGATGGAGATATTGATTTATCTAAAATGTCAGAACCACTACTTTTTTCATTTGCTAAAACTGTAATTAACAATTTGCACATAGCTCCTATTAGTATGTCCGAAGATGAAGATGACGACGATGAAGATGAAGACGAAGATGAAGATGAAGATGAAGATGATGAAGAAGAAGATGATGTTGAAGCTAAAAATAAAAGTATTAAAGGAGCACTATTACCAAAAAAGCCAGTTTTTGATATAATGGCTTTAGCAAGTCAAACAAAAGAAGAAAGCGATTATGAAATTAGTAAATATGTTGAAGACCCGACGCATAATTGGGTAAATAAATATTTTAAGAGTGCAAAATATTCTATTAAAGCAAATGAAGGCGGTGGTGATTGTTTTTTCGCAGCATTACGAGATGGATTAAGAAGTGTCAAAATTGAAACTTCAGTAAAAGCTATTCGTGAAAAATTAGCAAATGAAGTTGATGAAGAAGTATACAATAATTATTCCGAATTTTTCAAATTATTTTATGGAGGTATGAAAAATTCGCAAATGATGCTAAAAGAATTTAAAAATAAACATAATACAATTAAAAAACTAATAGGAGGAACTGTTGATGGTCAAACCAAGAAAAAATTAGTTGATGATGCTAAGACTAATTTTAGTAAATATACTCTTGTAAACCAAGAGAGTGATGAATATGAAGATTTAGTGCAAGAATTTGATTTTATGAAAGACGTTAATGACATTAAAGACCTTAAAAAAGTAATTGCAACTGTTGGCGGTAAATATTGGGCGGATAATTGGGCAGTTGTAACTTTGGAAAGACTATACAATGTAAAATTTGTAATATTATCACAAACGCACTTTTTGGAGGGTGAAAAAGAATTAGTATTGCAATGCAGTGAAGCAGATAAAAAATTGGCGGCACAAGGACTATTTGAACCTTCTTATTATATTATTTTAGATTATTTAATCAGTAAACAAAGCAGTCATTATCAACTAATTACTTATGATAAAAATATTGAGCGTGGCGCGTTTACGTTTAACGAGTTACCATATAAAGTTAAAGAGTTAATTTTAGAAAAGTGTATGGAAAAAATGGCTGGATTGTACGTATTAATACCTGATTTTATAACATTTGCAAATAAAAATGGAGTAACAACAACCAGCACCAAAAATGATGCTTTAATTGGAACCAGTGTAAATTCTAAATATTATAATAGCTCAATAATTATTCAAATATATAATAAGTCTAGACATGTGAAAGTCGGGCTTGGAAGTGGTGAAAGTATTAAGCCCGAATTAAAAACTGCTAAAAATATATTAGAACTTAATAACAATAAAGAATATTTAGATTGGCGCAAAAAGTTAGACTCGCACTATTTGGTTCCAAATTTAATAATTGATGGAAAAAATTGGTCTAGTGTAAAACATTATATGTTGGCGTCAAAGTTTAAAGCCATACCAGAGTTATATAATAAATTTACTAGGGATGGACAAGTCGGGTCAAACATTGATGAGGCATATGCACTTTATACTTCAAATATTTCAAAAAAATCTATTAGCTCGCTGGTAATAAATGATGAAGAATTTGCCAAAATAAAATCAGGACTCCTTGAAAAAGCTCAATATTCTAAATTTACACAAAATGATGTTTTGGCAAAAATATTATTATTAACAGGAGAATCATTAATAAATATTTTTAAACCAGGAAAAGGAGGTGGAACATATCCAGATCATGAACTAATGAAAGTACGTGCAATGCTTATAACTCCAAAACCTTAATAATCAAAATAATAATCAAAATAATAATCAAAATAATAATTGAAATAATATAATAATTGATATAATTGATATAATATAATAATAATTTTAATTATTAAATTATATATGAGTTATACTTTATTAATTGTTGAGTCTCCGGCAAAATGTGGAAAAATAGAAACATTTTTAGGCCAAGGCTATAAAGTAATTGGTTCATATGGACATATTACTCATCTCTCAAGTTTAGAACAAATAAACATTAGTGCTAATTATAAACCTAGTTTTAATATTATTGAAAGTAAGCAGCAACAAATTGCAAAAATTAAAAAAGCAATAAATGGAGCGCGCGAAATTATTTTGGCAACAGATGATGACCGCGAAGGAGAAGCTATTGCATGGCATATTGCGCAAGTTTTTAATTTAGATATAGCAAAAACTAAACGAATAGTGTTTCATGAAATTACTGAACAAGCGTTGAAACGTGCATTAGCAAATCCAAGAACAATAAATATGAACCTTGTTTATGCACAACAAGGGCGCCAAATTTTGGATTTACTTGTTGGCTTTACTATTACTCCATTATTATGGAAATCCATAGTGTATAATAGTAAAAATTCGTTAAGTGCCGGGCGTTGCCAAACTCCAGCTCTACGTTTAGTATATGACAATTACAAAGCAATAAAAGCCTCGCCTGGTACATTATGTTTTAACAGTATTGCCTATTTTACAAGTAAAAATATTGAATTTGTATTAAACAAAAACCATAATAGTCATGATGCAATTAACGAGTTTTTAGAATTAAGCATAACACACCTCCATATATTAAGCAAAGCAAAAGAAAAAACTCTAATACAAACCCCGCCTTCTCCATTTACCACTTCGACTCTTCAACAAGCAGCAAGTAATAGTTTACATATGTCACCTAAAGAAACTATGAACTACGCGCAAAAATTATATGAAGATGGCTATATTACTTATATGAGAACAGACAGTAACAATTATTGTAAAGATTTTATAGAGCAATGTAAAATGTTTATTTGTGCAAAATATGGCGCATATTATGTTGCTAATGCAGAGTACTTAAGTAAGATGTGTCAAACAGAACTAGTTATAAATAGCGCACATGAAGCAATTCGCCCTACAAATATTGCACTTGAAACACTTAATAGCACAGACTATAGCGCAAAACACATTAAGTTATATAAACTAATATATACAAACAGTTTGGAAAGTGTTATGTCTAATGCAGAATATAATCAGCTAAACGTTAGTATTAGTGCTCCCCATGATTCATATTATAAATATTGTGCTTTAGAAAATACTTTTTTAGGTTGGAAAATAGTTAACAATAACAATGAGGAAAAACATTATAATTATTTAAAAAACATTAAAGAAGGTGTAATAGATTATAAAAAAATTATTTGTAAAGAAACATTAAAAGATTTAAAATCACATTATAGTGAAGCACATTTAGTTCAATTATTAGAACAAAAAGGAATTGGTCGCCCATCAACATTTTCATCGTTGTTGGATAAAATTATAGAACGTAATTATGTAAAAAAAGAACACATTCAAGGAAAAAAAATAACTACTACTGACTATACTTTGATTGATGAAACTATTACTAAAGAAACAAGCGCAAAAGAATTTGGCAATGAAAAAAATAAATTAGTTATTACACAGCTTGGAATAATCACCATTGAATTTTTAATAACACATTTTAATAAGCTATTTGACTATGACTATACAAAAACAATGGAAGATGACCTAGATGTTGTTGCATCAGGAACTAAAGCATATTATGATGTATGTGATGAATGTACTAGTTTGATGAATACATTAATTGAATCAATTAATACAAATAATACAAATAATACAAATAATACTGATTTGACTAAGAGTAGTAACAAATTACAAATAGCGCTAGATGACAAACACACATATATAATAGGCAAAAATGGGCCAACGCTTAAATATACAAAAGAAGACGGAACATTGGGATTTTATGGAGTAAAAAAAACTATAGACATTGACTTGCTAAAAGCCGGGCATTATACTTTAGAAGAAGTAATGGAGTCATCCCAAGACACTGTTAAAAACTTGGGTCTTTATAAAGAGCATAGTGTTTATTTAAAATACGGCTCTTATGGTTATTATTTAGAATGTGGAGACTTGAAAAAATCTCTCACTAGTGTTAAAATAAATGTTCCTTTTAAAGAATTAACACTTGAAGATGCTATTACTATATTGGAAACATGCGACCCCGTTTCAAATAGTTTGCTTCGCCATATTTCAAGTAGCATGTCAATTAGAAAAGGAAAATTTGGTGACTACATATTTCATAAAAGTGAAAAAATGAAAAAACCGCAATTTTTAAAATTAAACGACTTTACAAGTAATAGTGATACTAATTATTTAACTTGTAGTCTTGATGCATTAAAATTATGGATTAAAGAAAAATATGGTGTTTAATTACATTAGACCCCCCGATTGATTTATAAATGAAAAAAGTAATATAATAGCAAATAAAAATAGTATAAATAGTAATTTGTTTTTTTTATAATAATATAAAAACTGTGGTTTCATTTATTAACTATAAACTAACACTATATTTTATAGTTTTTTATATTATAGTTTTTTATATTATATTATAATATAAATGTTAAAAAAACTTGCGCTCATTGCTTCGTTAATGCTAATATTAGACTTAACCTATTTATTTGTGTTTAAAGATTTTATGCTGCCTATATTCAAAAAAATACAAAAAACAGACCTCAAAATTAGATTTGCTTCTGCATTTGCATGTTATATAATATTAGTTGGTGGACTTTATTATTTTATAATAAAAAAAAATGCACCTGTTAAAGATGCCTTTTTATTAGGTGTACTAATAAACGGAGTTTATGAAACAACTAATTATGCTTTTTTTAATGAATGGTCACCATTATTAGTGTTATTAGACACATTATGGGGTGGTATTTTACTTAGCACAACCACGTTTCTATATTATAAAATTTCTTAATTAGTGCGCCGAAAACGATGTTGTGGTTGATTCCAATAATCAAACGCATTACTATAAAGAGCAACATAACTAGTATAGATAGCTTGCTGATTAGTTGCGTCATTGTTTACATTGTTTTCATTAGTAATAACATTAGCAATAACATTGGGGTCAACATCATAATTATTAAGAGCATTAGCATTTATAACATTACTATCAGTATTTATAGGATAAGGTTCGTTACTTATAAGAACACCACTACTATCATAAACTCTTCCATAATGACGTGCTAACATTCTAGTAATTTCGACTTCATTATTACTTTGAATAGTTGTTTGATTAATAGTTTCATAATTAGGACTAGATGTTTGTGTTCCTGTATTGTGTATATTATATAAGCGTTGTAGTCCATTTACCAACCTTAAATAAGTATGCTCATCAATGTTGGGAGAAATAGTATCTAAATCATCAATCATAGTATGCATTGTTGACAAAAATTCTTGACTTTGTTGTGCGTTAATACTATGACCTGTCATTGATTTAGTATAAATATTAATGTTTTCATAAAAAAAATAGTTATCAATTTTTTTTATCATTTTTTATTAGTTATATATTTAGTAAAATATATATTAGTTTTAAGAAGTAATATATATGCGTTTGTTTAACTATCTCTCTAAAACTAAATTGTTTGTTAGTTTTTTATTAAATAGAAATTATCATTCTGTTACTCGTGTGTTGCCTACAAAATATTATTCTATTAAAACTATAAAACAATATTACTATAACAACAATATATATTATGACTTATATAATGATTTTTGTAACTGTTCGCAAGAATGTGATTTAAATAATTTAAATAACTTAACTACATTTAGTAATTTAAAATATACTAAATATAATAATCTAACAGCGGAACACATATTTCCCCAATCATTTACAAAACGTTATAACAAGGCAAATAAAGACATGCACAATATAGTTTTAACAAATTATTATACAAACAATTTGCGTAGCAACAAGAAATTTGTTGATAGTGTTAATGAAACAGCAAGTCATAAATATTATAGTCCATGTAATTATTCTCGTG